TTAAATTATGAATTTTTATAAAAACGTTATTGAACATAGAGGTAAGTTACTTGTTCGTGGTATCCACGAGGGTAAAGAATACAAAGAAAGAATGGATTTTAGTCCAACTCTATATGCTATCTCACAAGAAGATTCAAAGTTTAAAACGTTACAAGGTCAAACACTAAAACCAATACAGTTTCCTAGTATATCAAAAGCAAGAGAATTTAAAAGAAGTTACAATACGGGTAACTCACCATTGTATGGAATGGATCGGTATCAATATCAATACATCGCAAACGAGTATCCTGACGATATGGTATTTGACAAAGACCAAATAAAAATATTTACACTTGACATAGAGTGTACTGCCGAGAATGGTTTTCCTGATATAGAAAATCCAACAGAAGAACTATTAGCAATCACAGTTAAAAATCAATCTAATAAACAAATTATAACTTGGGGTACAGGTGAATTTAAAACAAATAGATCAGATGTAACTTATATAAGATGTAAGAATGAGAAGTCTTTGATTATGGAGTTTATGAAGTTTTGGATTAAGAACTATCCTGATGTTATCACAGGTTGGAATACAAAATTTTTTGATATACCTTATCTATTCAATCGTATTAGAAACCTAGTAGATGAAAAAGTATTAAAAAGATTTTCGCCTTGGAATTTAGTTGAAAGAGAAACTATTGTAGTAAGAGGTAGACCACAAACTCATTATAATATCTTTGGTATTTCTATGTTAGATTACTTGGATTTATATCAAAAATTTATACCAACAAAACAAGAAAGTTATAAACTTGATTACATTGGTAAAGTAGAACTTGGTTTACAAAAAGATGAAAACCCTTACGATACATTTAGAGATTGGTATACTAAAGATTATCAATCATTTATTGATTATAATATTAAAGATGTTGAGATTGTTGACCAACTAGAAGACAAATTAAAACTAATTGAACTAGTCTTAACTATGGCGTATGAAGCTAAAGTAAATTATACAGATGTATTTTCACAAGTAAGAATGTGGGATATGTTAATTTACAATTACTTGAAAAAAGATAATGTTATGATTCCACCAAAAGAAGATAATATTAAGGAAGACAAGTATGATGGCGCTTATGTAAAAGACCCAATCACAGGTATGCATAACTGGATTGTTTCGTTTGATATAAATTCACTATACCCACATCTAATTATGCAGTATAATATCTCACCAGAAAAAATCATTGGTGTAAAATCATCAGGCATTTCAGTTGATAAATTGTTAAATCATGCGACACCGTTGACACATTTAAAAACTGAAGGTGCTTGTATTACACCAAATGGTGCTATGTTTAAAACAGATAGTCCAGGGTTTCTACCTAGACTTATGGAAAGTATGTACAATGATCGGGTTAAATTTAAAACACTAGCCTTTCAAGCAAAGAAAGAATATCAAAAGACAAAAGACCCTGCGACTGCTAGAGAAATATCTCGTTGTCATAATATACAATGGGCAAAGAAGATTGCTCTTAACTCAGCTTATGGTGCGATTGGTAATCAATACTTTAGATACTATGATGTAAGACAAGCAACTGCCATTACATCATCTGGTCAATTTGTAATTAGATTTATTGAAAAGAATGTAAATGAATATATGAATAAGATATTAAAGACACATGATAAGGTTGATTATATCGTTGCGTCAGATACAGACTCAATTTATCTTACATTAGACAAATTGGTACAAGCAACGTGTAAAGATAAATCAAAAGCTGATACATTAAAGTTTTTAAACAAAGTTGTTAATAGTAGAATAGAACCTTTTATAGATAAGTGTTTTAATGATCTTGCGGAATATACAAATGCCATTAAACAAAAAATGGTTATGAAAAGAGAAGTAATAGCTGACAAAGGTATATGGACTGCGAAAAAAAGATATATGTTAAATGTATTAGACGAAGAAGGTATTACTTTTGATGAACCTAAACTAAAGATTATGGGTATTGAAGCTGTGAAGTCATCTACACCAGAAGTTTGTAGAGGAAAGATTAAAGAAGCTATCAAACTTATAATGACTAAAGGTGAAGATGAACTACAAGCATTTGTTGCCGAATTTAAAAAAGAGTTTTATCAAATGACAGCTGAACAAATATCTTTTCCTAGGTCTTGTAATAATTTAAAAAAATACAAACATAGTAGTAATATATTCATTAAAGGTACACCTATTCATGTTAAAGGTGCTTTAATATATAATGAACAATTAAAAAGATTTAAGTTACATAGAAAGTATCCATTAATACAAGAAGGTGATAAGATTAAGTTTCTAAAACTAAAAGAAGCTAATCCATTTAAGTTTGATGTAATAAGTTATGTAACAAAACTACCTAGTGAATTTACATTACAAGAATATATTGATTATGATATTATGTTTCAAAAAACATTTTTAGACCCTATGAGTTTTATACTTAACTCTATTGGTTGGACATATGAAAAGACAGCTAGTCTGGAGGATTTCTTTGTCTAGTTTTTTTATAGGAGTGATCTGTGCACATTGGGGGTTTGCCACTGGTAATCTACTTGCGTTTAAAACAAATTGGTCTATACCTAGATTTTTACTAATAGTAATACTAATAAGATACTTTTTTTTAACTTATGGAATTTAATACAAACAAAAAACATGGAGTAATATATGCTGACCCACCGTGGTATTTTAAAACGTATAGTAACAAAGGAAAGGATAAAAGTCCTGAAAGACACTATCCTTGTATGTCTCTCTCTGACATTATTAGGTTACCTGTTGGTAATCTTGCTAAGGACGATGCAGTCCTTTTAATGTGGGTAGTTGATCCACTATTAGACCAGGCATTTAAAGTTATAGATGCCTGGGGTTTCAAGTATAAGACAGTAGGTTTTACTTGGGCGAAAACGAATCGAACTAAAATGGGTTTCTTCACAGGTCTAGGTTACTGGACTAGAGGTAATCCAGAAATGTGCTTATTGGCTACAAGGGGTAAACCTAAACGGCTAAATAAAAGTATACCACAATTAGTTGTGGACCAAAGACGAGAACATAGTAGAAAACCAGATATAGTATATGACCATATTGAGAAGATGTTACCAGGGCCTTATATTGAATTATTTGCTCGTAGAAAACGAGAAGGCTGGACAAGTTGGGGTAATGAAGTTTGATTTTAGACTTGACTTTATCAGTATTGTGTGTTATACTCATATATGTTTTTATCATAATATTATTTAAAATGTGGGACAATGAACAATTATAAAAGATATACTTTACAAGATACTTTAGATAGTGAAAAAAGAGCACTGTTTAATGTGTTATCAACTTTCGCTGGTGGTGGTGGTTCGTCAACTGGTTATAGATTAGCTGGTGCGAAGATACTTGCCGTTAATGAATTTGTTGAAGAAGCACAAAACACATATAGAGAAAACTATCCTGATACTGTTATCGTACCAGGTGATATAAAAAAATTAACAGGTACATATCTTATGGAACAAGCTGGTGTTAAAGTAGGTGAGTTAGATATATTAGATGGCTCTCCTCCTTGTTCAGCGTTCAGTATGGCTGGTTCTATATCGCATGGTGGCGGTAACACACACGCAGATGCGTTTAATAAAACTAAACAATATTCAGATATAAAAGGTGTAGAGAATGTAGAAGATTTATTCTTTGAATTTTTAAGAGTGGCTAAAGATATAAAACCAAAAGTTATTATTGGTGAGAATGTTGAAGGTCTAACAATGGGTGAAGCCAAAGAGTATTTTCATAAGATACAAAATACATTTGAAGATATAGGTTATCTTATAGTTGCTAATGTATTGGATTCAAGTTACTTTGGTGTACCACAATCTCGTAAAAGATGTTTCTTCATAGGTGTAAGAGAAGATGTTGCTGAGAAAGTTGGTATAAACTTTATGACCATGTATCAATTATATCCTGATAAGAATGATTTTAGAACTACACTTGGTGAAGCAATTAATGATGTAGTGAATGACGATAAAGAAGAACTAGATTATTTGTTTGATAAGATTAGTCCAGAAAAGGCTGTTGGTAAAACATTAATGAAAATGCCAAAGGATCCAGACAAAGTATTGACTGGTATGGATTACCATGACAAAGGTCATCACTTTAATTTAAAAAGATCAAGTTTAAGAAAACCTTGTCCAACAATTACTGCGATGGGTAATCTTGCTGGTGTTGCTGGTACTTGCCACCCACTAGAAGATAGAAAGTTTACTATAAAAGAATTAAAAAGAATTATGTCGTTACCTGAAGACTTTAAATTGACAGGTAAACATAAACAACAATCAGAACGGATAGGTCGTATGGTTCCACCGTTGATGATGAAGGCACTTGCTGAAAGTGTTTATAACAAAGTGTTAAAACCATATAAGGAGTTAAACAATGACTAAATTTACTTTTGCTACAAGTAAGGAAGGCTTTGATAATCACATAGACAAATCTGTTCGTGGTTATAGTCATTTATGGGGTGATATACTTAACCTATCAAAATATTTCGTAGAAGATTATACGCAAGTTGTTGATATGGGTTGTTCTTCAGGTAAACTTTTAAAAGGTATGATAGAACAAAACAATAAGAATATTCCTCACGCACAATACACAGGTATAGAAATAGAAGAAGATTTTTTTGGTGACTATTCACATGACGAAGAAAAGTATCATCAATTAAATTACTTTAGAGGTGATGTAAGAGAGTTTGATTTTCAAAACTGTTCTTTGGTTACTTCTATATTTACTTTACAATTTATGTCACCAAAAGATAGACAAGAAGTAATTAAT